CAACAAGTTATAATACAGTAAGATTGTCAAATACTGCAAGAAGTACTAATACAGCACAGTCAACAAGTTATAATACAGTAAGATTATCAAATACCGCAAGAAGTACTAATACTGCACAAGCTACAGGAACATCACAATCTACAAATACTTCACAATCAACAAGTTACAATACTGTAAGATTGTCAAACACTGCAAGAAGCACAAATACAGCACAAGCAACAGGTACTTCACAGTCTACAAATACTTCCCAGGCTACTAGTAGAATTACAACATTTGGAACAACAACTGCATATGTTGATAACACATCACAGTCAACAAGTTATGAGACAGCTTATATTACAAGTAGAATAAGTAGTAGGGCAACAGGTACAAGTAGAAGTACAACTACAACATTTAATACTTCACAAGGAACGCTAACAAGCAGAAGTACAGCATCAAGTAGAAGTACAGTATCAACATTTGCAACATCACAATCTACTGCGTCAAGTAGAAGTACAGCATCAAGTAGAAGTACAACTACAGTATTTGCTACTTCACAAGGAACAATTACAAGTAGAAGTACTGCTTCAAGTAGAAGTACAGTATCAACATTTGCAACATCACAATCTACAGCATCAAGCAGAAGTACTGCTTCAAGTAGGAGTACAACAACTGTATTTGCTACTTCACAAGGAACAATTACAAGTAGAAGTACAGCATCAAGCAGAGATACTACTACAACATTTAACACAACACAGTCTACTGCATCAAGCAGAAGTACTGCATCAAGCAGAAGTACAACAACTGTATTTGCTACTTCACAAGGAACAATTACAAGTAGAAGTACTGCTTCAAGCAGAGATACTTCTACTGTATTTAATACAGCTCAATCTACTGCATCAAGCAGAAGTACAGCTTCAAGTAGAGATACTTCTACTATATTTGCAACATCACAAGGAACAATTACAAGCAGAAATACTGCTTCAAGTAGAGATACTACAACAACATTTAATACAGCTAGAGGTACTGCATCAAGCAGAAGTACTGCTTCAAGTAGGAGTACAACTACAGTATTTAATACTTCACAAAGTACAGTAACAAGTAGAAGTACTGCTTCAAGTAGAAGTACAACTACAATATTTGCAACTTCACAAGGAACAATTACAAGTAAGTCAACTGGTACAAGTAAATCTACAAGTACAGTATTTAATACAACACAAGCAACAATTACAAGTAGAAGTACAGCATCAAGCAGAAATACTACTACAACATTTAACACAACACAGTCTACTGCGTCAAGTAGAAGTACAGCATCTTCTAGAACTACAGAAACTTCTAGAACAACAGCGTTTACTACAACTACAACATTTAATACAAGTAGAACAACAACATTCGGTACAGATAGAACTACAACTACGACCTTCAATACAACAAGGTCTACAGATACAACGATTACTACTGACCACTTAACCACAACGATATTTAATACATCTACCGTTGTATATGAAAGAACAACAGCCTCTCAGGCAGGAACTCTATTTGACACAGAAGTTTCTAGCTTAGATGACTACGGATTCTCCTTCTGGGATGGCTCAAAATGGAGTGAGAGCAATTAAAAATGAGTGAGCCCGGAGGCGGATTTAAAAAAGAAACAAATTTAACACCAGAATACTTAAATGGAAAAATGGAAAGTATGATGGCGGCACTATATGATTCAATAGAAGAATCAGAAAAAAGAATGAGAATAATGGAACGAGAAATATTTGAGTTGAAGCGTGGTAAAACCAAAAAGTAAATTACAAGCATTAACTATAAATGAATCATTGGGAGATATACCCACTCATTTTATGAAGTCAGGTTCTGCATATAGACCCATTTCAGATTTAAATGGATTAGCAGAGTTTAGAAAAAGAATAATACCTGAAAAGTATAGAGGTAGTCCTTTTGAGTATGATATTTGGTTTAATACTAACGAACTTCATACTATTAGAAAATGGCTTTATACAGATTTTCTTGGTAATGGTATATACATAAGAGTACCAAGTATAAAAATTAATGATAAATTGTTTAAAAGCATTGTTAATTCAGACATAAAGATAGACGAAGAACGATGTGAAAAAATAGTAAATAATTTTCATAATAAGTATACCCTAGGAACTAACTTAGAGTACCATGACAAAGTAGTGTTCTTGCCAGGAACTAATATAATTGCAAAAGGTAAAACAGTACATTGGGCAAGAGTGAGACAATGTGTAGAGGAAGGATTTGTAATCAAACCTCACCCAATCACTCAAAAGATATGGATAGCAAAACTTAAAAAAGATTACGGAGAAAATACTGTACTCGATAAAAAAGTTGGAGGTTTTGAACTTCTAGCAAATTGTAAGTCAGTTGCTACTATGCAAAATAGTGAAATGGGACTCATGGCACTTATGTTAGATAAACAATTAAGATTAGTTTCTCATGCAAGAGAAGATAGAGAAAAAAATCTTTGGACATATGAAAGTTTTTATGGTACAATCGCAAATACAAATGCAAAAAAATCGCTGATGAAAATATTTTCAGCAAAGAACTCAGGAATAATCTTCAGTTTTGATGAAGATGCGGAGGACAGGTTAATAAACTATCTCAATAATTTTTGGGAGTATAAGGTAATAGACGGATGATAGAATTAGTAACAAAATACAAAAAAGACTGGAGTATGTTTACTCTTGCTTCTTTATTAGATAAAGACGGATTCCGTCTGCATCTATTCATCCATAAAAATGACTGGGATGATAGAGAAGTAAATTGGGTAATAAATAATTTTCAAAATGTAAAAGTTTACGAAGCATGGTGGAACGAAGACGATATATCTAGAATGACATTCTTCCTAAAGGAATACTGGAAAGATAAGGGTGGTCTTGCCAAAAGAATGATAGTATGGGATGGAAATAGAATTTTTAATCAAGCAATTGATAGTGGTAATCTACCACCTGCAGAATTTTTCAAAGCATCAATTTCATTCTTAAGTAGAGATTTAGTTTTTGATAAACATCCTAATATAGGTCATTACTACGATATACTTAGAATACCAAGAAAGACTCATCAAGGTATACCTTATATTGACAAGAATTTGGTAATATTAAATTATGATAGATTATCAGAATTTAAGAATAGAGACTTATTCTTTACTAGACAAATCGATCCACCAAATCAAGGCAAGAGGCCTTATATAGATACACAACTTATAGCATGTAATGATAACGCTTTCTTTGAAGCATTAAGTTTTTACAAGCACTCTTGGTCACCTATTTATGTAAATGGTAAAGTAGACCAGCTCGTTGAAAGAGACGCGATTGGGGCAAAAGAATTATTAGACTATAATGTTATGTTACGAAAATCTTGGAGTATAGATATAGAACATAGGTATCTTGCGAGAGATTATTTAGATTTAAGTACAGGAGTTCAGTTAGCAGTTCCATGGGATTGTTATACAGGTCTAATAGATAAAATACCATTAAACTTCAGAAATGCAAGAGTTAATGAAATACTACTACAAAAAGCAGAAAAACAAAAAGCAATCGCAGGAAAACTTATTGAAAGAGGATTTATACTAGGAAAGGTCTAGGTTGCCCTGGTTTAAGTCTGATAATATTTTCCAATCAATTACACCTCTATCAAATAAATCAAGTACAATCTCCTTCTCTTTCTGAGAATGGGGATTGTATGTCTGTGAGTTCACTGGAATATGCCAACTTGTAGGGTTCGCAAATCCAGCAGTAATTGAAAGAGCTTTCGAAAAGAAATCAAATCCTACCAATGTAAGAGTGGAAAATTCTATCTTCTGCAAAAAGTATTGAATTGTAATAAAACCTGCACTTGGACGTTGTCCATTAGTTTCATTGTTTTTAGCTCCCACTAAATCGAATATATTTAACATCTCTTTATCCGAAAACATTTCAATAACCTCGAAGTCAGGATAGTGGTCAGGAATTTTATCGAGGTGTATACGAGAACGATTAAATAGAACAGGAATGTTCTTAGGAAAGAATTTTCTCTTTTTGTATCTTAGAAATCCAGTTACCCAAATATCCGTACGCTTACCAATACTATCCCAATTTTCATCAGTTGGAATACCATTTCCAAATCGTACTACTGTATCAAAACTTTCAATATAATCAGCAAGGTCATGTTGTAATATTTCAACAGAGTTGCCAACAAGTATTATTCGTTTTCCTTTAGTAATTTTGTGTAAAGTTTCTTCCATTCGTTTGAGTATAAGAGGTTATCGTGTATATCGTGCCACGGTCCGCCATCAGTAAAGTGAACTGCTTTTGGATTGCGGAAATCATAATAATTTATCATGGCGTTAAATTCTGCAGGAATATCTCCTACACTTGTTGCCCAGTCAAATTCATGCAAAGCACCCGCTGGGGCGTGGTTTACATATTCTAAAGTAAGTTTTTTACAGTCAATATTATTAAACCACATTAAAGATGACCAATATTTTTTTGGGTAAGCCATATTTATTTTAACATTCATTTTTGTACTAGGTACTAAGAAAGGGGGATGTTTAACACAATAGACAGGATGGTCAGTTCCTACATAATCTATTAATTCTTGTGGGTCACATCTCCACATAAAGTCACTATCACAAAATAAAGCACAGCCTTGATACATACTAAGATAAGGAACAAGAAACCGTGTAAAAGCAAACTCAGTGCTTTCATTTTGAAACGGTCTCCTGTATATTCCTTCTCTTTTTAACTCTGACTGTACTAAAGGAATGATAGTATGACGCTTAGTATATCTTTCTATTGATGCTTTACATACTTCAAAAGCGTCATGTTGTTCGGAATCATATCCTATATAAATTATCATTCGTCTTTTAGACTTTGCCCTAAATCATTTACATATGCTTGTCTTGCTGTGCTAAGAGCCGCTCTTTCGTGGTCGAGGTCAGCTAATTTAGCATCACAGTAATTTATAGCATTATGTAAAGCTTTTTGGTCTTTGTCAAAGCTATCGGAATCATGTTCGATTCCATCTATTGTAATTGTACTCATTTAAATATATCCTGCCAATTGCCTTGTGTACTAGCCTTAGCATACTCGGTAGCACGGTTTTCAAAAAAGTTGGTATGCTCAACTGCGTTTACCTGCATATCAATCCATGGAAGTGGATTAACTGTACTATGAAATATTGCTTTCATACCAAGACCAAGTAATCGTCTATCGGCGATGTATCTTATGTATTCTTTCACTTCTTTTGCTGTCAAATCAGGGATGTCTGCTTTATCAAAACAAACATCAATAAATTTATCTTCTAATTCAACAACGCGTTCCGCTGCGCAATATATCTCATATTTCAGTTTATCTGTCCATATTTCAGGATTCTCTGCAACAAACTCTCTAAAAAGTCTTGAAACGGATTCTACATGTAAAGTTTCATCACGAATACTCCATGTTACAATCTGCCCCATACCTTTCATTAGGTTGTGTCTTGGATAGTTCAATAGTATGGCAAAAGATGAAAACAACTGAACTCCTTCTGTAAACCCACTGTATACTGCAAGTGTTTTTGCAATATCATGTGGTGTTTTCATATTGAAGTCAGATAGATATTCATGCTTCTCTACCATCTCTTGTATATCCATAAATTCTTTGTAGATATCCTCGGATTTACCTAGTGTTTCTAACAAAGATGAATATGCATCTTGGTGTACTGCTTCCATAGCTGCAAACGATACTAACATCATT